CAAGAAGACCTATCGTTTCGGGCGTGACTCAATCACCTCCCTTGTAGGGGGTAATTACCAGAAATACCTTGTAGGGGTTGATGGAGCAGACTACTACAAGACGCTGAACCTTTACAACCGCCTCAAGACGATGGAGCAAGAAATCAAGGGCGTGTACATCCAAATCGGCAGGGAAACAAGAAAGACTGTCACGCAAGGCATGTACACCACGTTCGATGAAAGCTATCTGATGGACAGGTACACAACGGCATTCTTTTCCGACCAAGTAGGAGCAAACATCAAATACTCTGCGCCAAACCCAATTGTCAGAGAAGTTGCGGTTACTGGTGATGCTTCAAGACTCACGGCGATCAAAGACGCAAGGCTCAGACGACTTGCAGAAGGTATGATACCTCCTAGCGGTGATACGCTTACAGGAATCCTAGTCAACAACCTCAACAACGAGCTTACCAAGACGCTGAGAGTAGTCAAGCAAGGGCTTATTAATGGACAATCCTACGTTAAGCAAGCAAATGCACTAAAAGCTACTTTTGACGGCAACGCCTACAACGCTCTTAGGGTTGTGAGGACGGAAGGGAATAGACTAGCCAACGCCGGAACATATCTTAACTCAGAGGACTTGAAAGAATCGGGCGTATCAATCCGTAGGCAATGGGTAGCGACTCTGGACGGACGGACACGAGATAGCCACCAAATGCTAGATGGGCAGTACGAGGATGAGAACGGCTTGTTTCACATTCATGGATTGTCAGCTAGGTATCCTGGCGACTTTGGTGACCCTGCGGAAGATATTTCGTGTCGTTGCAGTACAATAGACGTTGTGCAAGGGCTTGAACCTACACTCAGAAGGGGTGTGAATCCGGTTACTGGCAAGAGCGATATTGCAAGCTATCGGGATTATGGCAAGTGGAAGAAGCAGGGATTGAGCTAGGCTTTACAACCTAACAAATCCGTGCTATTATTAACACAGACACAGATTGTGTCAAGATTGACAGATTAACAAAGAGGTGTTAACATGGCAGATGAAGTAAAGACGAATCAGGAAACTGGTGACGTTTCTACGGAAGAAAAGAAAGTGACGAATCCAGAACAGGGTGGCGTTACGGAAAAGTCAGACGATGTTCAGAAAATGATTCAATCGGCTGTAGACAAATCCATTAGCAAAGTAAAGAAAGAATATGAGGGAAAACTTTCCGAGATGGAAAAGCAACTAGCAGAGGAACGCAAGTCAAAGATGAGCGAAGAAGAAAAAGCCGAAGCTAGGGCGAAGGAAATCGAAGCAAGGGATAAACTCATAGCAGAGAGAGAACGGAAACTGACGATCATTGAGGCGTTGACTGATGCGGGCTTGCCCAAAGATTTTGCAAATCGTATCAGTGGTAATACCGAGGATGAAATCAAGGATGATGTTCAAGCTCTCAAGAAGTTTCTCGAATCCAAAGCTCATGAGCTTTCTGAGTCCGAGATAGCGAAACGACTGAAAGGCGATACTCCAAAGGGTGGTCAGAATCCAACCGGAAAAACCATGACTAGAGAAGCCTTCCAGAAACTCGACCCGAAAAGCAGGATTGACTTCATGTCTTCGGGCGGGAAATTAACCGACTGAGGTAAAAAATGGCATTGACTCCTAATGTTTTGACAAACTTGACCCCGACTATTTATCGGGCACTTGATACCGTATCTCGTGAATTGGTGGGATTCATTCCTTCCGTTTCTCGTGACGCTTCCGAAGCTATGGCCGCTAAAGACCAGATTGTCAGGACGTTTATCACTCAGAGTGCAAGCTCTGTTGATATCGCTCCGGCTTCCGCTTCTCCCGAAAGTGGCAATCAGACTGTACCCTATGTGGATATGAAGATTACCAAGAGCAAGATGGTTCCTGTACAGTGGACTGGTGAAGAGGAAAAGGCAATGGGTGGACAGTATTCTCCCATTCTCGCTGACCAGTTTGCACAGGCTATGCGTACCCTTGCGAACGAGGTTGAGGCAGACCTTGCACAGTTGTACAAGAAAGCCTCTCGTGCTTATGGTACTCCGGCTACCACACCCTTTGCTGCCGCCATCACCGACTCTGCACAGATGCGTAAACTCCTTTTGGACAACGGTGCTCCCCTCTCCAACATGAGAATGGTTGTTGATACCGCCGCTGGGGCAAACCTTCGTGCTCTGTCCAATCTGACCAAGGCTAACGAGGCTGGAACCGATGCTACCCTTCGTCGTGGCGTTCTCCTTGACCTCAACGGCTTCCAGATTCGTGAGAGTGCTGGAATTGTCTCCCATACCAAGGGTGCTTACACCACTGGCGATACCACTGGTGCTGATGAACCTGTAGGAGAGACTGCAATTGCTGTGGCCTCTGATGCTGGCGACTATGTAGCTGGTGATGTCATCTGGTTCGGTACCGATACTGCCAACAAGTACGTTGTCAAGAGTGCAACTACCTCCGTGATTACCATTGCAGAGCCTGGGTTGAAGGTTGCTGTTGCAACTGGTGCTGCTGTTAAGATCGCCGCCGCTTACACCCCGAACATGGCGTTTGACAGCGGAGCTATCAAGCTCTTGGCTCGTCAGCCTGCTATGCCTGCTGTTGGCGACAGTGCGATTGACGTTATGGTAGTGACCGACCCTGTATCGGGACTTCCCTTCCAGATTGCATTGTACAAGCAGTACCGTGCTCTCCACTACGAAGTGGGTCTTGCATGGGGCTGTGAGCTTATCAAGCCGGAGCATACCGCAATCCTCTTGGGTTAACCTAAACAAGCCTCATCCTTCGGGGTGGGGTTTTCTCACTTATACTGGAGAACTAGGATGATAACACTAGCAACAATCAAGACATTGCTCAACATTACCACCACCGACTATGACGCACAGTTAACTCTGCTCATACCGATGGTGGAGAATGATGTAAGGCGGATACTCAACAATCAGTTCAACGAGCGTGTTGACTGTGAGTTTGAGAATGGCTCAACAACCATATCCAATCTCTGGAATCTTCGCTCTGCACAAACTGAACGGTATTTCCAGTACACATCATCCAAGCTGACAAACCCTGTCGAAATCGGGAGAATCCTTCAACATCCAAACATTCCCGAAGAGGCGTACATCACCGCCTACGATGAAGAGAACGGCATTGCTACAATCTCACAGGCAACGACAGGAGATGGCGACTATGTTATATCCTCCATTACTTATGGTATGCTCATTCCGATTGCAAAAATGGTTGGCTTCAAGCTCAACGGCATGAGCAGACAAGTATGTGATGGCGAAATCGCAAGCAAGAGCATGGGTCCTGTTAGCGTTTCCTACGTGCAACACATTGACAAGCGTTGGGGCTATCCTATGGACATCCTCAGAGACCTGGGAACACCAATTCAGAGGGTAGGCTAATGTTGGAATGCTTCAACGACTGGCCGAGACAGACAATCGAGATTTTCCAGCACACAACTGCATACGATCCAAACACTGGCGTTGAGACAGAAGGCTATGCAATCCGAGAATCAAGGGAAGTCTTTATCATCCAAGCATCTTCTGCGCAACAGATTTTCGCCCAAGCAATCATTGACCAACTCTCTTTAGTCGTGATAACCGATGAAGCTATCGACAACACAGACCTTATCAAGTATGCAGGCCTTTGGTACTCGGTGGCATATCCAGACGACATCCTGGGCATGGGCGAGGTTACAACCATCGGGCTAGTGAAAATCAAGGCTCCGGCTAATGTTGCGGGTGAAGCTCCAGCCGTTGACGTGCTTGGTGATAGCGGAGGGCTGGTGTGATAAAGGTCAATGCACAGAGAACAAAGTATGGCAACGTGAAGACCGCTGTAGCTAATGGGAAGGAAATATCCAACCTGATGATTGGTGCGGCTATTGCATCCCAAGCGAAACTGTTAGCACCTGTTGATTATGGACAGCTCAGAAACTCTTTGTCAGCTTCCAATATCTCAAGAACCGAAATGCTCAACAACATGGAAGGCGAAAAGGCTGATGCTCTTGATACGCAAGGCTTGAAGGACGATGAAGTGTATGTAGGGAGCAACTCAGACCATGCGGTTGCACAAGAGTATGGAGTTGGTGAGAGAAGCATGATTGCTCAACCCTTTCTCCGGCCGGCAATGGAAGCGGTGGTGCAGCGCAAGACCCCCGCAGAAATCTTTGAAAAGTACGGCAGGGAAGCAATGAACAGAGAACTGAAGAGGAGGAAGTGATGGATTTACGCTATGGCTCTAACGTGTTAATGACAATCCTCTCTGCTGACAATACCCTCAAGGCCAAGCTGGACACCTTCACCGTTGGAACGACTACATACCCTGCTATCTTTGTAGCAAGTGTTTTGCCGGAGAACCGACAAGACCTCACCAAGTACCTCCAAATCTACCGTGTCTCGCAGGTGGGCGCAGGGGACTACAACGAGGTTGTTTACACCGTTAATGTGAGGCAACCCACTGAGTACGAGTGTGACGTTGTAGCGAAAATGGTTTACGACCTCACCAACCGTATTTTTACAGATTATAGCGGAGTGTCAGTATACTTGCGGAGTAGCGTGGCTCGTGCTATAATGGACACAGAAAACAACTGGTTTGTGCCGGTTGACATACGAATATCAAGCAAACTATAGGAGGCTATCATGCCTAGACAAACAAACGAAAAGAATCTGATTTTCCCAGACGGATTTAAGCTGGAAATCTCAACAGATGGAACCGTTGGAAGCACTTGGGAGGATGTTGGAGTCCTTGCTGGTGGGGCAAATCTCACCTTCAACTGGGACGAGTTCTACCTTGATGCTGGCAACTATGAAGGGCTTGTAGATAAGGCAAAGAATCCAACGGTAGCACTTGCTCCGTCTGCTGTGTGGAACTTCGACCCTGCTGTTATCAAGGCTCTGTTCCCTGGCTTCTTCACCTCAGCGGCCGCAAGTTCTCCCGTAGCGGGAACGGACATCACCTACGCAGGCACGAGCAACCAAGTTACGCTTACTCGCTCCAAGCTGAGACTGACCCACTACACCGATGATGGGTTGACCACTGTTGACTGGCAGTTCACCTTGCACAATGCCAAGATTGACGCTGGTGCGAGTTTCAACTTCAAGGGTGTCAACGAGGATGGCTTGGATGAAATCACGGTCAGCTTCACTGGAAAGCCAGACCCTGCAAGCACCTATGCACTGTTCACCTTCTTCAAGGCCGACTAAGGAGTAATCATGCGACAAACCGCTGAGAAACAGATTATATTTCCAGACGGATTCAAGTTCAGCATAGACACAGGTGATGGCTTCGAGGACGTTGGGCTTCTTTCGGGAGGCTCAACGGCCACCTTCAACTATGACGAATTTGACCTAGACGCTGGAAACTACGAGGACTTGCTGAGCTATGCCAAGAATCCAACGGTAGCACTTGCACCTAGTGCCATTTGGAACTGGAACAACTCTGTCATTGCTAAGTTAATGACAGGATTTGCAAAAGTGTCAAATACCTCTGGTGGGACTAACCTAGAGTTCAACGGCAACGCAAGACACTTCACACTGACAAGGGCAAACTTGAAACTTACTCACTTCAACGGCGAAGTTTCGAAAGCTCTTGTAGATGGCGACATTACCGCCCTGGATACACTGGTAAACAATGACATCGTGACTGTGCCAAAGTCGACCTTTGCTGGTGCTCTTCCGTGGACTACGCAGATTGACAGCGTGGTGGAAATCGAAGGGATGCGAGAGGTTCATGTTGATGACAAGGACGCTGTTGCTTCCCAAGGCAACTTCTACACCGATGCGACAAACCTGTATTTCATCGTAGCAACTGGCGATCTCATTGACCTTACTGACGCAAAGCTAGAGTTCACCGACACCGTTGTCAAGGCGTACACTTCCGTTGATTGGGAGTTTACATTATACAACGCAAAGGTAGACGCAGGGGCAAGTATGAACTTTAAGGGTGTGAACGAGGACGGCCTTTCCGAGTACACAGTATCCTTCACAGGCAGACCAGACCCAGCACAGAGTTATAGGTTGTTCAAGTTTTTCCGAGCATAAGGAGCACGTATGAGAGAGATTGGCATTGACCGCCCACGATTTGACGTTAAGGTAAGCACCGAGATTTTCACATTGTACTTCATCCCGAATTTGGCTAGGAAGAAATATATAGACTTCTGGCATCGAGTTGAGGCAATGATTGAAGCACTTAAAATCGCAGACGACAAGGAACGCAAACAGGCGGTCGATAGCCTTTCTACTGATGATGAATCCGATTTGCTCAAAGAGATTATCGAAGTAACGTTGGAAGCTAATGGGATAGCATACGATGAAACATGGTGGGAAGAGCATACCGATGCAGAAATGCAACTAGAGTTTGTCCGTGCTGTTATCGAAGGCTCTGACAACGGTAAAAAAAAAGTCCTTCAAGTTCTAAAAGCCTAGGGGAAATCGACTGGGACAGACTGTACTTCGCTTTGAAAAAAGAGGGCGTGGTGAACAGTAAAGAAGAGTTCTGGCTGCGAATGGATTTGAAAGACCTGGAATCGGCAGGGGCATTCATTCCTCGTGAAACCTGGGACTCTTTCATTGTGAAAAAGGATACTAGCAAGGTAACGTTCAAACCAAGGGACTACACGAAATGAGAATAATCGAACAATTAGTATATAAAATAACAGGTGATAATTCCGAGTTTGACAAGAGCATAGACAAGTCGGAAACCAAGGTAAGCAAATTTGGTTCTGTTGCCGACAAGATGCTTGCTGGCGTTACCGTTGCTGCTATCGGGATGGCTGTCAAGAAAATGGGCGAGATGG